AGGATGTCGCACACCTTTCCAAGGTGGCTGCCAGTCACAGATCCTGTTTTCGAGAATGATATCTGCGAGACAAAATTCGTTACGCCGAATACTTCGTCCAGCACTCCCCTGACCAAATGCACGTTCTCATCAGATATCTGAACGAAGACCGATCCACTGTCGTTCAGTAGCTCTCTTGCCAATATTAACCGGTCACGCAGATAGGTGAGGTAGGAATGGATGCCGAGTTCCCAAGTGTCTCGAAACGCTTTGATCATCTCGGGTTCTTGGTTAAGGTCCTCATCCTTATCCGAGTCAGCCAGCTTTCTTTTGTTCGTGAAGGGCTGAAAATTCGAGCCGTATTTGATGCCATAGGGCGGGTCGATGTAGATCATCTGAACCTTGCCGCCCATGCTCTCCTTGGTCAGCAGCGAGTTCATCACCAAGAGGCTGTCGCCCGCCACCAGCCGGTTCGACCAGCCCTTTTCGTGGTGGTAGAAATCCAGCGCCTGGCGCAGCGGCAGGTTCTCGAACGGCGCCGCGAACAGGTCCGGCTGCCGCCACTGCGTCGCCGGATCCTTGCCCTTCAGCCGCCTGGCCGCATTGGCGAGGATCGTCGCCGGGTCCACCCGTTCGTGCACATGCAGCGAGACGGTATCGACCTCGACGCTGGTCCGCTCCGCTTTGCCCGTCCAGTTCAGATAGGGCGCCTGCAGCCGCTTCAGTTCCTGCAGCGCGTCCTTCATCCGTTCGGGATCGCCCGAGGCCAGCGCATCGTCGATCAGCCGTTCGATTCCCGCGCGCGCAGAGTCGAAGTTCAGCACCGGGTCGAGATGCGGGTCATAGGCCCAGACCGTCTTGTCGCCATCCGGATCGGTGCCGGCATGGACCATGCCCACCTCGGGGTTGTTCACCCGCGTCTCGCCATGGCGGTAGGACAGCACCTGCACCGGCCCGTCCGGCCTGCGCGCGGCCTTCTTCCCGGTCTTGGCCCGTCGTTGGCGCGGCGCGGGCTCGATGGTGTGGGTCAGTTCGAACCCATCGTCCTCGTCGCCCTCATCCTCATCCAGGTCGTCATCCTCATCGTCCGGTTCATCGGTGACACGGAAGATCGACCCGCCACGGCCCTTGCCACGCCCCAGCACGCCCTCATCGATCAGCGCATCGCGCGCGGCGATGTAGTCGTCTTCGGCAAGGTCCGGCATGTGCTCGCGCAGCAGCGCCAGCATGGCTCCGTTGCCGATGGAGGAACCGTCTTCGGGTGACAGGGTCAGGATCAGGTCGGAAATGTCGGACATGCGGCGCGCGAGCTCACGAAAAGGTCTTGTTTTGAATTACCTATCGCGCCGGTTGCCATTTTGCACGCGGGAATCAGTTAACGTCGGACCAGAGCGCGTGCTGCTCTTTCCAGTCGGCCGGGAACGGGTCCATCAAATTGGCGAGTGTAATATTCGCGGGCTGATGGCCGTCCATCACGGCATCGACCAGTTCCGGGGAAAGGAGCGACAACCGCATCAGCCGCGCCATGTAGGTGAAGGCGATCCCCTCCTTCTCGGCCAGTTCGGAAATCGACGCGAACTCGCCCGACTCCAGCATCCCCTTCCAGCGGAAGGCGCGCGCCAGCGCCTTGACCAGCGTGTTGTCCGGCTTTCGTGCTTGTGCGCCGCCCTCCGGCAGCACCATCTCCTTCCTTCCGCCGCGCTTCACGACGCGGAACGGGACATGGATGGTGATGGTGTCGGGGATCGGCGTGTCGCGGGTCATGCTGCTGCTCCAATGTCGGTAGCCATTTCGCGCGCCAGTGCCGCCAGCCCCTCCATGCGCAGGCGGAGTTTGATCCCGCTGACGCCGATCTCGACCCGCTCGGCCAACAGGGCCACAATGCGCGCCTGTTCAGCCGGGAAGAGCTCGTCCCACAGCGGATCGAGCTTATGGAGGGCCGCGCGTGCGTCGGCCTCGGAGATGTCGTCAGCGTGGGCACGCGCCGTCTTCCAGGTTCCTGCAATAATCTCTGGCTGGCGGAACACGGCACGGAGTTGGTCGATGACGGCGGCCTCGATCTCGCCCGCAGGCACGCGGCCGATAGGACACGCCCCCGCGCCGTGCTTCAGCACCGTCTGGCTGACGTAGTAGCGGTAGAGTTTGCAGCCCTTGCGAGTATGGGTCGGCGAGAACGCGGCGCCATCGGGACCGAAGAATAGTCCCTTCAGCAGCGCGGGCGTGTCGGCGCGAGTCCGGGCGGCGCGCTTGCGGGGGCTTTCCTGCAGGATGGCGTGAACCTTGTCCCAAGTCTCGCGGTCGATGATCGCGTCGTGTTCGCCGGGATAGCTGTCGCCCTTGTGGACCGACTCGCCAAGGTATGCCCGGTTCGAAAGCATCCGGTAGAGATACTTCTTGTCGATCCGGTTGCCACGAGGCGTCCCGAGCCCCCGTGCGTCGACCTCGCGGGCCAGCACCGTGCAGGAGCCGATCTCGATGAAGCGGGCGAAGATCCAGCGCACATGCGCGGCGGTGTCCGCGTCGACCAACAGCTTCCGGTTTTCCACCCGGTAGCCGAAGGGCGGCACCCCACCCATCCACATCCCCTTCTTCCGGCTGGCGGCGACCTTGTCGCGAATCCGCTCGGCAGTCACCTCCCGTTCGAACTGGGCGAAGGAGAGCAGGATGTTCAGCGTCAGCCTTCCCATCGATGTGGTCGTATTGAAGGACTGGGTCACCGAGACGAAGGTGACGCCGTTCCGGTCGAACACCTCGACCAGCTTGGCGAAATCGGCCAGCGAGCGGCTGAGGCGGTCGATCTTGTAGACCACAACCACATCGACCAGCCCGTCCTCGATGTCGGCCATCAACCGCTTCAGGCCGGGGCGTTCCAGCGTGCCGCCCGATATGCCGCCGTCGTCATACTGATCGCGAACCAGCACCCAGCCCTCGGACCTCTGGCTGGCGATGTAGGCTTCGCAGGCCTCCCGTTGGGCGTGGAGGCTGTTGAACTCCTGCTCCAGTCCTTCCTCGGAGGATTTCCGGGTGTAGACTGCGCAGCGCAGCTTGCGGACGACGGGTTTCGTCATGTCCGCCCCCTGTGGTTCTTGAGCCCGAAGAAGACCCAGCCGTTCCAGCGCGTGCCGGTGATAGCGCGCGCGATGGCGGACAGCGACTTGTACGGCCGCCCCTGCCATTCGAAGCCGTCAGCGGTGACCGTGACGATGTATTCGACGCCCTGCCATTCGCGCAGGAGGCGCGTGCCGGTGATGGGGCGATCGCGGTCGAGGCGCATGCCGCGCTTCTTCTTGTCGCCTCCGTCCAGTTCCTCGCCGAGCCGTTCCAGCCGCCGGACGGTCTCGGGCTTCAGCCCGCCATAGGCGAGTTCCTGGATGCGGTAAGCTAGGCGGGATTCAAGGTAGCGCCGGTTGAACGGCGGCGGTTCGCTGTCGAACAACTCGCGCCACTGCTTTTTCAGGTCGGGCGTCGGCGTGGTCTTCAGCGCCGCCAGTCGCGCGGGGATGGGGTCGTGAGTCGTCATGCGGTCTCCGTAGGGTTCTGGGTTGCATGACGGCATCGGTCAGCCGGATAGTGTAGGCGAATTTCTCCAGCATCGTCAGAAGGTTCGCCCCGCGCACGCTGCATCAGCCGCACCAGCCCGAGGGCGAGCAGACCGCACAACTCGGTGCGACGCTCGGCGGCGGTCATCTGGTCGGGCGGCAGTGGATTGGGACGTTTCATGCGAGCAAGTCCGTGTTGGCTTGCCCTGCCTCTACTCAGCCGATCCGAAAAACGTCCCGCAGAGAAAATGGCGGTTACGCAAAAGGCCGGACTCGACTCATGGTTGATCCATCGGGTAGAACATAATCAGAACAGGCCGGCCGTTTGCGAGGTATTCCCGTGGGTTCCGATCTCAAGAAATTTGTTAATCCGAAGTTTCTCAAAACCATTGATCCGGCCTTGATGCGGGTTTTGTTCGTTCGGCACTTCGGCGAGGACGAACTGCCTGTGTCATTCGAGGGAGAGGCCCCAACCATTCGGGCAGCTCTGGCGGCGCATTTCGAAGGAACCGTTGCTGGCTGGAACGCCGGAATGGTCGCCGATTTGCATCGCGTTGCCGAGCTTGGAACCAGCGAGGGCATGCAGCTTATTCTGAACGAAGCCCGGCGTCGTGGCGTGGTTCTCTATCCCGAGCCCGACCCTGACGACACCGAGGCAGCGCCCATACGCCATGATCCCAAGCACGTCGCGCTTCATACCTACCTGCTGCATCACCGCGTTTTCGAGGCTGCAGCCGACTTTCATGCGCTGCGTGCGCCGACATCGCCTGCAGAGTTCCGCGGGCCAGAGCGGGACGTGGGGGCGGACCTGACCGAAGAAATGACCGAGGCTTTCAAGGCAGCGGTGATCAATCTGTTTTCGCAGGACCTTCAGGGTCAATATTGCCGCCTTGGGCCTTATGAGGAAGACGGCGAAATCAACCTGGTGATCAGCCACGGCGCGCAAGTGACTACAACGCCGGTGGTCACCGGGGATCGGGAAGAGATCATCACCCTTCGCGCGGTCAAATATGCGGTGCTGCGGTACTCCCCGGTGGAAGGGCGCCTGTTCGTGGGCGGCGTGGTCAAGGCGCAGCAAGGCGAAATCGCCGAGCTTTTCGCCCGGCATGTTCTGCGGTGGCCGGGCTTCTTCTCGGGGCGGGACGCCCGCGATCTCTATACGCTCGATCCGATCAGCGATGCCGGGCCCGATTTCGCGTTCCAGCATCGCTATGACGAGACCATCAAGGAGGTCCGGATCGTGGCTGCCGCTGCTGACCTCTTCGAGCGGGATGAAGAGGATCAGCGCTGGCGGCATGTGCGCAGCTGGGAGTCGAAGGACGCATCCGGCGGCGCGCTGACGCATTTCCGGGGCAGCGAGGTGCGGTTCGGCCGGGGCTGGCGGTTGGGCGAGATCACCTTCCGGGTCGCATTCGAAACCGGCGCAAAGCGACCGGCACAGGTCACAGTGCGGCTGAAGCCACCGGGTACGCTCGCCTTCCGCCGGACGCGGTTCGAGAAGGCAATCCACACGCTGGTTCAGCGCAACGGGCTCGAGAAGGACCGCGATGCTGGCATGGTTGTGGACGCGGCTGAGTGAGGGCGGCGCCCGGGTCGCGATCTCGGGCCGGGCGTTGGGCCGCTTTCCCGCAAGCGATGTCGAGCGCCTCTTGCGGGCGCAGGTGCTGATCGAGGAACGGAAGGCCGATACCTGGTCGGTCTGCGCCGAGTGCGACTGCGGGCTTGATGCTCGCCCCCTCGAACAGTCGGGTGATGCGTTCCGCGCTTGCTGCCCGCACGATCAGTCCGAAGACGTGATCCTTCAGAAAGACGATCTGCGCCGTTTTTCGGTCGACGTCGACCGGCTCGTGGCCCGGATTGCTGCCAGCGGGAATCTGGGCGGCGCAGTTGCATGCATTGCTGACGGCGTCTGGCTATTGGGGGACACCACGTCCGGCCATACCGTGGTCCTGTCATTTGATGCCGACAATCTGGTTGCGCCGGGCGCGGTGATGGCAATCAGGGCGGCAGTGGGGCCAAAGCCGATCATGGCAATCGTCCACGACCTTTCCGCAACAATCGCCGTCAGGCTGCGGGAGGCCGGAGTCGAGCCCCACGAAATTGCAGCTGTTTTCAAGGCAGGGTCGGATGGCACGGAACGCCTCGTCCTCGATCCGCCATCTTCAGTGCCGCGCCTTGTCATGACGCTTTCGGCGCAATCGGTCACTCTCGACGGCCGTCGGCTCGACCTGCCGACACAGATGTTCGCGCTGTTTCGGCTGCTGATCGAGCAATCCGTCAAGCGTGATCCAGTCCTGAAAAAGCAGGATATTGAGAGGCAGACCGGCCGTCCCGCCAATGAAATCGCCCGCGACCTGCGCAACGCGCTCGTCTCCTCGGGCATGCCCGAGGCGCAGGCGAAATCGCTGGTCGCGACGGTTCGCGCGCGCGGCTATCGGCTCGGCCTCGACCCTGCCGAAGTGGTCATCGAACCCTGAGGCCGTCACACACAATCCGCACATAACAAACACACGGCAATCACACCGGCAGCAGCGGGCTGAGCGGCACATTCGGACCAACAGCAACATGTTCCGAGGTGCTCCCGAATGTTTCCGCCGATTTCCCCCGACGACCTTGCCACGCTGATCGACGAGGCAGCCATTGCCGCGCGCCGCCTGCATCGCAAGCTGATGCTGCCCGCCGCCGATCTCGACGATCTTCGCCAGGACCTGCTGGTGGACCTGATCTGCCGGCTGCCCGGCTTCGACGCGCGCCGTGGCAGCATCGGTGCTTTCGCCAACATTGTCCTGCGCAACCAGTCCTCGCGGATCGCCATCCGTCATCACCGTCAGCGCAGGATGCAGGGCGGCACGGTGCTTTCGCTCGATGCCCCCGTTTCCGGCGCGACCGAGCCGCTGGGCTGCCTGCTTGCGGAGGCCGATGGTCTGGCCGCCTGGCATGGGCAGGACCGCTCTGCGACGGACGACGCCGAGACCCACCACGATCTCGCCCGGGTGCTGGGCGGCCTGCCCGGGGAAGCGCGCGGGCTTTGCGCGGCGCTTGGCACATGCGCTGTCGCGGAGATCGTCGAACGCACCGGCACCTCCCGTTCCGCCCTCTACCGTCACATCGCCCGCCTGCGGCTCGACCTCGCCATGCGCGGGATTGGGGCCGAGTGGGACGGTTCGAAAGCGGCGTGAGTAGAGGATCGACATGGAGATGATCGTCATGCCCCTCACCGAATTCACGCCCGCAAAGGTCCGGCCGCTCACCGACATCGAGTTCTGCGCCTGGATCGGCCAGGCCATGCCGGGCGACCGGCTTGAGTATCATCGCGGGTTTCTCGGGATCGATACCACGGCGGTGATTTCCACCTTGCCGGAACCGGAGCGCCGCAGGCTTGGGGCGTTGGCCAGTGCCGCCCACCGCGCCTTCGAGGCCGCGCTGGTGCATCTGGTGCAGGTCCGCGTCGGCCCTGATCGCTTCGCCTATCTGGCCATCGCGCGGACCAAGCCGCGCCATGCGCCGATCCCGTTTTCCCAACTCATCGCGACAGAGGAGGCCGCCTGATGCGCGCCACGCTTGCCTGGATCGGGGATCGGCTTCCTCCGTCCCTCTACTTCCTTCTGGCCGGAAACTCGGCCCCATCCCTCAACGGAGACCACGACATGACCGAGACCGACGGCCCGCTTGCGCGCCTGCGCAAGGCTTTCCGCAGCCTTGAGGATCTGCCGGAGGTGATCCCCGCCTCCTGGCGTCCCGGCAATGCCACCGATCCGCTGCCCGTCGAGACCGCGAGTGTCGACGATATCGCCATCGCGATCGTCGCCGCGAATGCCGAACTGTCCGCGGCCATCCAGCGATCCTCGGCGCTGGAAAAGCTCCATCGTCTGGCGCGTGAAGCCGGGGCTGTCGGCACGGACCGCGCCGTGGATGCGGCACTGAAGCGGGAGGGGCGCTGATGGCCATGCCGTTCCCCAGCACCGAGGCGCCGACCGAGGCCCGCCTCGACAACCTGCCAACGTTCGACGACCTCGATCGGCTGTCCATTGGCGAGATCGCCGACATGCCCGCTGCGCTGCTTCTTGCGCTGCAGGACGAAGCAGCGGCCGAGAGCGCCCGGGTCAAGCGCCTGAAGGACCGTTTCGAGGCGGCACTGGCGCAGCGTTATGGCGCCGCGACCGAGGCCAAGCGGTCTGGACAGGGCAAGACCTCCGGCACGGTCCGGATCGAGGATGCGGGCGTGGTGGTAATCGCCGATCTGCCGAAGAAGGTCACCTGGGATCAGGACCGGCTGGCCACCATGGCAACCCGGATCCGCGAGGCCGGCGACGATCCGACCCAGTATCTCGAGATTGCATATCGCGTGCCGGAACGCCGCTTCGGGGCCTGGCCCGACGCCATGCGCGAGGGCTTCGCTGCCGCCCGGTCCGAGACCACCGGCAAACCCGTCTTCCGGCTCGAGACCCGAGACCGGTGACGCGCGGCGGCGGGACGCCCGAGCGGTAACGCCGGGCAGGTTCCCCTTCGGCACCCGGTCACCCCCGCCGCCGCGCCCTTTCAATCCTTCGGAGAACCCCATGGCCTTCCGCATCATCACCGCCGACGAACGCCTCTCGGCCGCCGAGAACAAGACCTCGCTTGCCATCTTTGGCCCACCGGGCGTGGGCAAGACCACGCTTCTGAAGTCCCTGCCTGCCGAGGAAACCGTCTGCCTCGACCTCGAAGCCGGGATGAAATCGGTGCAGGACTGGCGCGGCGCGTCGATCCCGGTGCGCAGCTTCACCGATTTCCGCGATCTTGCCGTGCTGATCGGCGGGCCGGACCCCGCGCAACATCCGCAGTCCTGGTACGGGACCGAACGGCATGCCTGGCTGCAGGCCCAGCACCGCGACAGCGGTATCGAGGCCTTCCTTGCCGCGCGCCGCATCGTCTTCGTCGACTCGATCACCGATTTGACGCGGCAGGCGATGGCCTATGCCCGCCAGCAGCCCGAGGCATTCTCGGACCGGACCGGCAAGCCCGATGTCCGAGGCGCCTACGGGCTTCTGGGGCGTGAGGTGATCCAGGCGCTGAAGCACCTCCAGCATGCGCGCGGCAAGACCGTGATCTTCGTCGGCGTGCTGGAAAAGGTGACCGACGACTTCGGTACCGTCACCTGGCAACCGCAGATGGAAGGCAGCAAGGCCGGGCGGGAGTTGCCGGGCATCGTGGACCAGGTCGTGTCGATGCACCTCTTCGCCCGCGATGCCGAGGGTGGCTGGGTGCTGGACGAGACCGCCACCGACCGCCGTCTTGCCTGCAAGTCCGGCAACCCCTGGGGCCTTCCTGCAAAGGACCGGTCTGGCCGCCTCGACCTGACCGAACCGCCCGACCTCGGCGCGCTGCTCGCCCGGATCGACGGCCGCGCGCCCCACCAATCCGCTTTCGCCTCCTGATCCCTGAAAGGACATGATCCCATGAGCTACGACCTGAACGACGCCCAGCCGCAGATGGCCCCCATCGGCGAGCTGATCCCGGACGGCACCTTCGCCAAGGTGCGGCTGACCATTCGCCCCGGCGGCGTGAACGGCGCGACCCCGGCGGATGCGGGGCTGCTGAAGGCTTCGCAGTCCAGCGACGCCCGCATGCTCGACTGCGAATTCACCGTGGTCGACGGCCCGCATGCCCGCCGCAAGTTCTGGCAGAGCTTCACCGTGGCGGGCGGCAAGCTGGACGAGAAAGGCCAGTCCATCGGCTGGAAGATCTCGAAATCCACCTTTCGCGCCATCGTGGACAGCGCCCTTGGCCTTGATCCCAGGGACGAAAGCCCCGCCGCCAAGGCCAAGCGGGTTCTGCCCGGCCTGCGGCATCTGGAGGGCATCGTCTTCGCCGCGCGCATCATGGTGGAGCCCGCGTCCAACCCGCAGTACCGCGACCAGAACCGCATCGCCAACGTCGTTCTGCCCGATGAGCCGCAGCATGCCGCCATCATGCGCGGAGAAACCGTCCCGCCCGATCCGGTCAACGCCCCGCCGCGCAAGGCCGCGAGCGTCGCGGCGCCGGGCTGGCAGGCTCCGGCACCGGCCTGGGGCGCGGCGCAACCGTCGCCTGCGGCGCCGAACTGGGGCGCGACACCGCAGCCCGCCGCGGCACCGGCGCCCGCATGGGGGTCGCAGAATGTCCCGGCCGCTCCCCCCGCGCCGCAGGCCCCCGCACCCGCTGCGCCGGGCACCCCCGCCATGCCCGCGTGGCTCAATGGCTGAGGCGCGGCGAAAGCGGCGGTCGGGTGGGTCGGCGCGATCCACCACAGCCGAGCCCGAAGGGGCTGGGCCGGGCGACCGGCCCATGACCCCGGACGAATGGCAGGCGCATGTGACGCGCGCCGCCGCGCTGGAGATCGGAACATGGCTCGAGGCCCGAGGAAGACTGCACCAACCCATCGCAAGCCTTACCCTCGGCGAGCTCGAGGCCATGGCGGTGAACGCCATCTCGCGCTGGATCGTGATGCAGTCGGAACGGCTTCACCGACAGGACTGGCCGCAGGACGACCTGATCGCGACGCTCTTGCTCGGGTAGCGCTATGCGCCGTCTGCGTCCGGGAGGCCCGGGGCTTTGGCTACGTCCACCGGCTCCAGCACGACCGCTATCCCTATCACCGCTTCTGCTCGCTCCGCTGTCAGGACTTGGGCAGCGCAATCGCTCAAAGGAACAATGGCATGATCGACAAGACCGCCCGCGAGGCACAGGCCATCCGCGACGCCCGGGTGCTGTTCGCCGAAGCGCTGACCGACCTCGGCCTGATGGCGCCCTTCTTCAACCGCACCGCCGCCGACATCGATCGGCTGATCGAAGCGGCCGTCACCGGCTACGTGGACAGCATGCTGGCGCAGGGTGCGCGCAAGGAGCGGACCGGCACGGCCCATGACGACCCCATTCCGTTCTGAGGGGGCGCGCGATGATCGACCTGAACGACGACACCGCGTCCTGCAGCTGGAAGCCTCTGCTCGAGGCGGCCACCGGGAACGCCGTCACCGACTTCGAGATCGAGTTCTGCGACAGCCTCCGCGAGAAGCTGGCGCTGTTCGGCGAGAGCGCCCGGCTAACGGACGCGCAGTTCCACAAGCTGACCTGCATCGCGCAGGCCGGCGGCTTCTGGGAGCGCGAGCGATGATCGACCTGAACCATAAATCGGGCTTCCTCTACGGCGCCGGCGCACCACGCCCGCCCATCGCGCAAGCCGTGTCCGCCGCCATCGATACGGCGCTGTCCGCGCGCCATCGCGCCGAGCGTCCGCGTACCTATGTCAGTTCCTCGGGTCTTGGCCGCGACTGCCTGCGCCAGATCCAGTACGACTTCCTCGCGGTCCCGAAGGACGAAGGCCAGGAGTTCGCGCCGCGCACGCTGCGCATCTTCGAGGCGGGCCACCGGGCCGAGGACATCGTCGCGAACTGGTTCCGGGTCGCCGGGTTCGACCTGCGCACCGAGCGACCCGATGGTCGCCAGTTCAGCTTCGAGGCCATGGCGGGCCGGTTCAAGGGCCATATCGACGGCTGCTTCGTCTCGGGCCCCATCGCGATGGACTATCCCGCCCTATGGGAGAACAAGGCGCTCGGGGCCTCCAGCTGGAAGGATGTGGTCAAGCGCGGCGTCAGCGTCGCGCGGCCTGTCTATGCCGCCCAGATCGCCCTTTATCAGGCTTACATGGACCTGCCCAACCCGGCGCTGTTCACCGCGCTGAACCGCGACACGATGGAATTGCACGCGGAACTCGTCCCGTTCGATGCCCGCCTCGCGCAGGAGATGTCGGATCGCGCCGTCACGGTCGTACAGGCCTCGGCGGCGGGGGAATGGTTGCCCCGGATGGCCACCGAGCCGACGGCGGTCGTCTGCCGGGGCGGCATGGCCGGCGGCAAATGGCACGCGCCCTGCGCATGGGCAGAGCGGTGCTGGAGGGGCGGCGGTGTCTGACTTCGTCCCCTCGGCCGCGCAGGCCGCCGCCATCGCCGAAGTCCGCGACTGGTTCGAGAACCGCACCGAGGAGCAGCAGGTGTTCCGGCTCTTCGGCTATGCTGGGTCGGGCAAGAGCACGGTCCTGAAGTTCGCCCTCGACGACCTCGGTCTGTCACCCCACCGCAGCGCCAAGGACGGCAGTTGCGTGCCGGGCGTCGTCACCGCGACCTTCACGGGCAAGGCCGCACTGGTGCTGACTCGCAAGGGCACGCCAGCGCGCACCATCCACAGCCTGATCTATTCGGTCATTGAGTCGACCGAAGAGCAAATTGCCGCCGCGGCCGCCAAGGTTCAGGAAGCCGAGACTGCCGCGCGCAGGCTCACCGGTTTCGACAGGACCGCGGCCGAAGCCGGGATCGAGGCGATGCGCCAGGCGCTGTCCGCGATGAAGCATCCCCGTTTCGCCCTGAACCCACAAAGCGATGCCGCGGATGCGCGGCTGATCGTGCTGGACGAGGTGTCGATGGTGGGCGAGGAGATGGCCCGCGACCTGATGAGTTTCGGCAAGCCAATCCTCGTGCTGGGCGATCCCGGCCAGCTGCCGCCAATCAAGGGCGAAGGGGCCTTCACCCGGGACGCGCCCGACATGATGCTGACAGAGATTCACCGCCAGGCGGCCGAAAGCGCCATCATCCGTCTCGCCACCATGGCGCGGATGGGGGAGCCCATCGGGTTCGGGATTTACGACGCCCATGTCGCCAAGCTACGCAAGGGCGACATCACGCCGGATCAGGCGCTTCGCGGCGGGCAACTGATCTGCGGCCTGAACGCGACGCGCTTGCAGCTGAACAATGCGATGCGCGCGGCGGCCGGGCTGGGCGGGACATATCTTCCCACCGGCGGGGCGGAAAAGATCATCTGTCTGAAGAACGACAATTCGCTCGGTCTGATCAACGGCATGTTCCTGACCCTTGAGGATATCGTCGACGAGGGTAGCCTCTACTTCTCGGCCGTGGTGCATGATGAAGACGGGCGACGTGTCACGCCGTTCGACAGGGACGGCCGTCCGGGCCGGTTGCGCATCTACAAGGGGCATTTCGAGGATCACGTCGCCTACGATGCCAAGCGTCATGATCGCGACTGGCGGGAAAAGCGCAAGCTGACCGAGGCGACCTTCGGCTGGGCGATCACCGCCCACAAGGCGCAAGGATCGCAGTGGGAGAACGTGATCGTCTGGGACGACGGGCTGGGCCGCAGCGAGATCGACCGCCGCCGCTGGCTCTACACTGCCATCACCCGCGCCGAGCGCGGCCTCGTCCTCTTGGCGTGAGGGGACGCGATGATCGATCTCAACGATGTCGCCACGCCGAAGGCACGCCACGATCTGGCCGCCGTGAAGGATCGGCTGGCCGCGACCGCTGGCGACTGGCTCCCCGGCATCTTTCCGGAGGCGCGGCTTGCGCGCGACCGTCGCTCCTTGCGCTGTGCCGACCTGTCCGGCCGCCCACCGCGCAAGGAAGGATCGTGCACCATCCACCTCGACGGGCCCTATGCCGGCTGGGGCTTCGACTATGCGACCGGAGAAAGCGCCGGGCCCATCGATCTGATCGCGCAAGCGACGGGGCTGAGCGACGGCGCGCTCTTCGACGAAGCGGCGCGGATTGCCGGGATGGATCGCCCCATGCCCCGATCCGCACCGCGCCCGAAGCCCGACCATTCAACCGAGGTTGCGCGTCTGGTCGATGGCGCCCAGCCGCTCGCCGGAACAGTGGGCGAAGCCTATCTGCGTGCGCGCGGGCTCGGCGATCCGGGATGCCCGGATCTGCTGTTCCATCCTGACCTGCCGGATTTCGACACGCGGCGTGGATGGCCGGGACTGATCGCATTGCCTCGACTGGTGGACGGCACCCGCGCGCCGGGCATCCACAGGACCTTCCTCATGGATGACGGCAGTGCCAAGGCGCCTGCCGGCAAGAAGATGCTGGGTTCGGTGGCCGACGCGGCCGTGCGGTTGTTCGCCATGCCTGCCGACGGCCATCTCGGCATTGCCGAAGGCATCGAGACCGCCCTCGCAGCGCATGCCCTGTTCGGCACCGCCGTCTGGGCGGCGCTGTCCGCGGATGGCCTCGCCCGCTTTCGCTGGCCTGAGGGCACCACAAGGGTCACGATCTATGCCGATGCTGGCGATGCCGGTCGTCAGGCGGCCGCCACGCTCTCGGACCGGCTGAACCGGGCCGACATTCCGAACGAGATCGTGGTCCCGCTGCATGGCGACGACTTCAACGACGACCTGCTGCGCGGGGCGCGCGCCGAGAACTACGGCCCGCGCCAGGGGCTGCCGACCGAAGACCCGCCCGCCGCGATGGATCGCTTGCCGTCTGCCGGCGACATCATCGCTGAACTGGTGGCGGCTGCCGATGGGCTGACCAACCCGCCCGATATCTCTGCCCTTGGCGAACTTCTCGGCCGCATTGCCCTTGCGCGGCTGGACCCGCTGCCCGCGCGCCAGATCCTTGCCCGCATCAAGACCACGACCGGCATCGCCATGTCGATCCTCGACAAGCAGTTGATCGAACTGGTGAAGCGTGTGAACGTCTCCGGCGATCCCCATGCGCGGATCGCCAAACCGGCCTGGTTCAACCGCCTGCGACAGGATCTGGTCGGAACGCCCGAGCGCAACGAGGCCAATGTCATCATCGCGCTGACGTCCGACGTCGCTTTCGCGGGCGTGCTGGCCTTCGACGACTTCTCGCAGGAGATCGTTGTCCGCCAACCGCTCCCTTGGGATACCGCGACCGGCCCGCTTCCCCGTCCGTGGGAGGATGCAGACGATGTCCGGACCGCGGAATGGCTGCAGCTGCGCGGGGTCAATGTCGCGCCGCTCGTGGTCGGCCGTGCCGTCGGCGCCGTCGCCCGCGAACACCGTATCCATCCCGTACGCGACTGGCTGGAACATCTCCGCTGGGACGGCACGCCCCGGATCGAGACCTGGACCAGCACCTATCTCGGCGCTGCCCCGACCGCGTTCCACCATACCGTCGGCGCGTTCTGGCTCATCTCGGCCGTGGCGCGCATCTTTCGCCCCGGCGTGAAGGCCGATCACATGCTGATCCTCGAAGGCCCGCAGGGCGCGCGCAAATCGACCGCCATCAAGGTGCTGGCGGGTGAAGCCTGGTTCACCGACGAACTGCCCGAGCTTGGGTCAAAGGATGCCGCCATCCACATGCAGGGCGTCTGGATCGTGGAAATCGCAGAGCTCGATGCCATCGGCCGGGCCGAGGTCTCGCGCATCAAGGCCTTCCTGACCCGCACCACAGACCGCTTCCGCCCGCCATACGGCCGCTACACCGTCGAGGTGCCGCGCCAGTGCGTCTTCGCAGGCACGGTGAATCCCGACACCTATCTGCGCGACGAGACCGGCAACCGCCGCTTCTGGCCGCTGCGCTGCGGGACCATCGACATCGCGGCGCTGGCCCGCGACCGGGACCAGCTCTGGGCCGAAGCCGTCCATCGCTTCCGCGAAGGCGCGATCTGGTGGATCGACGATCCGGCGATCCTTGCCGAAGCCGCCGACGCGCAGGAGGCACGCTACCAGGCGGATGCCTGGGACGCCCGTATCGACCGGTGGCTGACCCATGACACCCGCAGCGTCAATCGCGGCCATGCGGGCTATGAGGATTGGCAGGATGAAGAGTTCGAACGTCCCGAGCCGATCCGCGATGTGTCGGTGGGCGAAATCCTTGAAGGTGCGCTCGGCATCGAACCCGCGAAATGGACGAAGGGCGACCAGATGCGCGTGGGGGCCTGGCTGAAGTCGAGGGACTGGGAGCGGTACCGTAGCGGCGCGGGCGCGACCCGCGAATGGCGCTACCGCAAGCGGCAGTGCGGCGGCTGACGTCGGGATAGCTTTGTCAGGCATCGAGGGGCATCCATCCGGGTGCCCCTTTTCCTTATGGCAGCCGTCCCACTTCAGGTCATGTCCCACTTCAAGCCCAAGGTGGGACAGAAAAAACCGTTCAAGATCAATGCCGTCCCACCGGTCCCACTTGGATCGCCAACTTCTCTCTTTCCTATATGGAGCGTATGTTTCCCGGCCGACCTCATTCTTCCTCATGCGACGTAAGGCAAAAGGTGGGACAAGTGGGACAGGTGGGACACGCGATGTTTTGAAAGGAAAATCTGGCGTCCCACTTTGATCGGCAAGTGGGACACCCCACGACCAAGTGGGACAGAGGCGTCGTCAGGCGCATTTTTCTTGAATGGGCACGCATGGCGTGATTCTCTGCCCGTGACCAAAGCCGAAGGCCCACAATTCAGGTGAGCCTTCATCATGACGCTGACCACCGAGACAGCTGACCTGCACCTCGAACCGAGGTGCCTTTCTGCGTCCTGCATCCTTGCCCTCGACCTCGGGACGACGACAGGTTGGGCCTTGCGCGGTCGTGACGGGCTGATCACCAGCGGGACCGTCTCGCTGCGTCCCGGTCGCTTCGACGGCGGTGGAATGCGCTACCTGCGCTTCACCAACTGGCTGACCGAGGTCGACCGACTGTCAGGGCCCATGGCAGCGATATGGTTCGAGGAAGTCCGGCGCCATGTCGGGACGGACGCTGCCCATGTCTATGGTGGGCTGATGGCCACCCTCACGGCATGGGCCGAACTGCGTGGCATTCCCTATCAGGGCGTTCCGGTTGGAACGATCAAGCGTCACGCCACCGGCAAGGGTAACGCCGACAAGCAGACGATGATCGCTGCGGTCCAGTCGCGCGGCTTCAGCCCCGCCGATGACAACGAGGCGGATGCCATCGCAGTCCTACACTGGGCGATTGAGACGAACGGGGGTGTCGCATGAGGTGGCATCCAAGGGGCTACGGCGGCCAACGACGGGATCCTGAGCAGGTCAAGCGGGATGGGTGGCAGGAACAGGGTCTGCTGGCGATTTCTGCCGACGATCCCCGGCTCACCTGGCCCGAGCGCGAACTGGTGCGTCAACTGGGCGAAAAGCTCTATGGGCCGCGCGCGGCCGAACGGGAGGTCGCAAATGGCTGACTGGACGCCCATCATGGTCGAGGACCGGCTCGAGAGAGCGGCCGACGTGTTCCGTTCGCTGCCCGAGGTGAAACCGCAGGGCTATTTCAACGCCTGGCCCGAGTACTTCCACAGCTTCGCTGATCAGGTTGGCCAGGAACCACGGATGCGACGCCCGAAGCCGGGCCCGCGCGACATCACGCAGGCCGAGGATGCGCTGCTCTGGCTGCGCTGGCCCGAACCCGGCGACGCTCGCCTGCTCTGGTTGCGGGCGAACCGCAAGCCATGGAAGCCGATCTGCTGGGAACTGGGCATCAGCCGTGCCACCGCGAACCGGCGCTGGCAGTACGGCATTGCGGTCATCGTCTGGCGATTGAATGGGAAACGGGTGCCATCTAGGCGATCTATCGACTATATCGTGCGAGCAGCTGGCTGAGCACGGGAAGATAGATTTGTTCGCGTTCGTTGACGAAACTGGGAATACTGGCTCGAACATCTTCGACGAAGCGCAGCCAGATTTTTTCACGGGAGCGCTCATTACCAAGTCAAACTTCGATGTCCTGCACAAGAAATCGCTGAGCGCCCTCTGCAGGAAACACGGCATCGCGTCCCTGCATGCCTCGATCCTTGGCTTCGGACCGATCGAGAAGATCGCGCCCGATCTCCTCAACATCCTCAAGAGGGTCGACGCGAGGTTTTTCGTATCGCGTGTCGAGAAGCGGTATCTGGTCGCCACCAAGCTCTACGATACCTTTTTTGATTCCGGCGAGAACCCGGCGGCGAACTGGAATGCCTACAACGTGAGGGTTCTGAAGCTGACCCTGTGCTTCAAGGTTGCGACGATCCTGACCGAAGAGATTGCCCGCGAGTTCTGGTCAATGCTGATGGCCCGCAACGAGAAACAAGCGCGCGCGAAGATCCCCGCCATTTGCGACGCCATCCTTGAGAACGTGCATCTGCTTGCCGACCAGAGGTCGAGGGATGTCGTCACAGAAACCCTGTTGTGGTCGCGCGGCCACCCGGAAGCCCTCGACATCTTCATCGCGGGGCGCCAAGCCAAGAACGGGCACATGCCGAACATGGTAGCATTCGCCAACCTGCTCGACGGCTTGGAAGGGTTCTCGAAACGGTGGAACCGCCCTCTAAAGAAGATCATCCATGATAGGCAGTCGCAATTCGAGAGTTCGCTTGAAGAGTGGCACCGCATGTTTTCAAACGCCTCCGGCGAGCCAATCCACCGACCCGGTGAGACAATGGTTCTACGCAAGGTCCCAGGTTCGACCTTCGAAGTCTCGAGCTCCGACGATAGCGCGGGGATACAGATCGCAGATCTGACGCTCTGGCTGTTTCGGCAGTTCCTCGCCGGGAAGGAACTCCCCGATGGTTCGGCTGCTATCCTCAGCTATGTGTTCAAGAAGGGCTACCAGCAAGACTTCTCGTTTCGTGGTGTCGGGGCCCAGGTGGAAGTGCAGCTCCGCGAGATCATGGAAAAGGATATTCCTGCCGAAGCGATGGAAGCAGGCCGACGTCTGCGCGAAGAGCAGGAACAACTCCGACAGCATCTCATCGCAAAATACGAAGAAGATGGTCTAATGCCGTATCAGCGCGGCCCATTGAAGTTGGTGTCGCCCGAAGACGACTGAGGATCTTGTCAATCCCATTCCGGGTCGTGAGACGGTTTCTCGCGAGACATCGCATGGTGAGACGGATCGCCCCAAAGCAGCTATCCATAGCGATATACTCGGGAGTGGAGCGCGCAGGCAGAGGCCGCGCCGCTGGCTTCCGGGGTCCAGAGAGGGGACCAGTCGGGGTCCGAACTGCCAAGCCTTTGATATCTTGGTTCCTTCCTGGCGATATTCGTATGCTGGCGGGCGAAGCGCGGCGCATCGCCAGCGACAGGGCCGGATTTTTGGGAAGCCGCCCGAAAGCCGGATCCACCTGACCCCGTGCAAACCCCAATAAACGCTGGCCCTTCGGCTGGACACCTCGGACGCCGCTGGACCCTGCGTGGAGTCCAGCGCGGCATCCAGTGTCCAGAATCCGGCCAGCATCCACCCTCATATCGGAAGCCACCCGACCATGACGCTGACCTTCGCCCCCGAGCGGATCGAGACCTGGCCGCTTGTGCGCCTGCAGCCTTACGCGAAGAACGCGAAGATGCACGGCGCGGACCAGGTCGCGAAGATCGCCGCCAGCATGGCCGAGTTCGGATGGACCGTGCCCTGCCTCGTCGCCGAGGACGGCGAACTGATCGCGGGCCACGGCCGGGTGCTGGCCGCGACGCAACTGGGGCTGCTTGAGGCGCCGGTGATTGTGCTGGGCCATCTGACCGAGGCGCAGCGCCGGGCGTACCGGATCGCGGACAACAAGCTGACCGAACTCGGCACCTGGGACGAGGCATTGCTCTCGGCGGAACTGAACGACCTGCTGGCCGAGGATTTCGACCTGTCACTGGTCGGCTTTTCGGACGGCGAACTCGACAAGCTGCTGGCATTCGTGCCGGAGGCGGACGGGGAAGAAGGTGGCACCGGGGGCTCCGTGCCGCCGGTGACCATCCCTGAGCCGCCGCGGAATCCGGCGTCGCGCACCGGCGACCTGTGGATCCTCGGCGATCACCGGCTGCTTTGCGGCGACAGCACGAACCATGACGATGTGTGCCGCCTGATGAATGGCGAGCGCGCGATCCTGTTCGCGACCGACCCGCCGTATCTCGTTGACTATGACGGCTCGAACCATCCGACCCGCAACAAGGACTGGTCGGCGTCCTACGGCACCACCTGGGACGACTCTTCGCAGGGCGCGGAACTCTACGACGGCTTCATTTCTGCCGCCGTGGCGGAAGCCATCGCTGACAATGCTGCGTGGTACTGCTGGCACGCGTCCCGCCGCCAGGCGATGTTGGAAGCCTGCTGGGAAAAGGCCGGGGCCTTCGTGCACCAGCAGATCATCTGGGTGAAGGACCGCGGGGTTCTCACCCGGTCGCATTACCTGTGGAAACACGAGCCCTGCTTCATGGGCTGGCGCCGCCCGAACCGGCCGCCCAAGGTGGCCGAGGAAACCCTGCCATCGACCTGGGCGCTGCCCAGCTTCGCGAAGGATGACCGGCCAGACCACCCGACGCCCAAGCCGCTTGACGCCTTCGGGATCCCGATGCGCCAGCATGTGGCGCGCGGCGGGCTTTGCTACGAGCCGTTCTCGGGGTCGGGGTCGCAGATCATGGCGGGCGAGGCCAATGGCCGCCGCGTCTTCGCGATGGAAATCAGCCCGGCCTATGTCGATGTCGCAGTCGAGCGCTGGCAGGCCGAGACCGGCCGCGACGCGATCCTTGATGGCGACGGCCGGACCTTCGCGCAGGTGAGGACCGAGCGGCTGGGCGACGATGCCGAGGCCCGGGCCGATACGCCGGACCCGGACGCCGCCCCCGAACCCGCGCGAAAGCGCCAGACCGCCGCGTGACATGGATGACCTGGCTTTACCTTCCTCCGGACGCGCTTCCGGAGCCGGAGACGCATGCCTCTTCGGCCTCTCGCTCTGCTCCGGCGCTGGCGGGCTCGATCTCGGGCTCGCCATCGCCATCCCCGGATATCGTGCTGTGGGCCATGTCGAACGGGAAGCCTACGCCGCAGCCACTCTCGTGGCGCGGATGGAAGACGCGTCCCTGGATCAGGCAGTTGTCTGGGACGACGTTGGAACCTTCGACGGCCGCCCGTGGCGCGGCGCGGTGGACATCGTCACTGCGGGCTATCCGTGCCAGCCGTTCTCCGTCGCGGGCAAGCGCCGGGGTGCGGATGATCCGCGGCACCTCTGGCCGCATGTCGCCCGGATCATCGGCGAGGTCGAGCCGCCCTTCGTATTTCTCGAGAATGTCGACCATCATCTCCGCCTCGGCTTCCCCGAAGTCGCCGCAGGACTGGTCGGCATGGGCTACCGCCTTGCGGCAGGCCTCTTCACGGCGGCGGAAGTCGGCGCGCCCCACAGGCGCGAGCGGCTGTTCATCCTCGCCATCCGCGAGGGGGACGAGCTGGCCGACCCCGCGCGCCTGCTCTGGAACCCGGTCGAGTGGCGGGAACCGGACGGAACTGCTGCGCCTCTGGCCGACGCCGAGGGCCAGTGCCAACGAGAACCGGCAGACGAAGCCGACGCCATCGCAGGAAGCGGGCCAGCATGGGATGAACCTCGCGACCACGGCCGCTATGTGGCCGACGCCGATGGCGAACGATGGGTGCAAGCCGAGCGCGGGCAACCGCCGCTTGGCCGACCTGACCCATTCGGCGGGGCTGTGGATGACGCCGACGGCACGCGATCACAAAGATGGCGCGACGAGCCTTGCCAACACGCCGGTGAATGGCCTGCTTGGCCGCCAGGTCCTGGCGACGCCGATGGCTGGGCGCGATACCTCCGAGCCGCGCCGGACCTTGAACCCGCTGTTCGTCGAGGCGCTGATGGGCTGGCCTATCGGGTGGACCGGCTTCGGCTCTGTGGCAACGGCGTGGTTCCGCTGGTTGCGGCGCATGCGCTGCGAACTCTCGCGGCTGAATTGCTGGCCGATGGATGAGGTAATGCCAAGATGAAAAATTGGAACAACACAGTTTCTTCTTCCACGCACCCTATCGCGGGATCGTGAACTCGAATGCATAATTGCGAGTGTTGACCCCTGTACCAAAATCAATCAGCGCAAACGGGCTAGCGCCATCCACCGGAGGCCGATTTAGATCGACTACCTTTGACCCGTTGATCTCATGAAAAATTTCGAAAGCGGGAAACGTTCCGGTAGTACCTGTTACGGACAACAACCTGTCCGATACCGAGTACCTTATCGAACCAACCGCATCAATCTTTGGGGCTAAGGGAATTTGCGGATTTCCTGCGCCTATTGAAAAGAATAGAAGATAGTGCAGCCCGTCTCGCTTAACTTCTCCGACAG